AGCTGCCGTTGCTCTTTTTGGACTTGAATCCCAAAGCCACATAGGGCGCGGTGTCGGTTGACTTCTTGACCAGCACCCCGCCAGTGACGCTGTGCCCCAAAAGGGCCGCCTGGGTGTTGAGGTCAATGTCTTTAGCCTCAAACTCCACATCGATTTCCCCCAGCGAGGTGACGGTTTCATCAGGCCCGTCGTCGCAGTACAGGGTTTCTGTATTGCTCTTGGGACTTATTTTGGCGTTGATAGCCCCGGCTATGGCCACCGGGCTGTTATATGTCGCTCCCAAAGGCGTATCGCTGGTAAGAACCGCGTAATACAGGCTGTTTAAGCCTACTTGTACCCCTGCCATTTTTTAACCTCCTTCAACTTCCCGCTCAGTCACATACCTGAGCGCTTTGTGATATATTTTGGTATCGTCTTCATAAAGATCGGCGCTGCCAGTTCTTTTAAAGCCTAAATATTTCATGGTTTTGTCCACCTCGGCAGCAATAGGAGAGGTGCTGGCTGCTTTTACCCACACATCCACTTGCAGGTGCACCTCAGCCATAAAGGCAGTGTTGTCTGCCCAGGCGGAATCGAAATTGGTTAACTCAAACAAAGTAATATATTTATCTAAACCCTCCGGCGCTTTCAGCTGGTAGATATAAGGCCCGCCCAATAAAGACAGTAAATCGGTGTTTCCCTCCAAAGCCGCCAGGACTTCCGGTTTAATGTTGATCATAGTTCAAGCCCCGCTTTCAAGGTCTGCCTGATGGTTTCCAGCACCTGTTTTTTGCTTTCGGCTTGGGCCGGACCCATAAAAGGGCGGGCGGTCATCTTGGAGGTGCCGTACTCCAGAAATTTGCCATAAAAAAAGGGAGCCTTTGGCCCCACCTCCACGTATTTGCCGTTTTCATCCTGCTTTGGTTCGCAAATCACGATATTGTCTGCCAGATGCTCCTTGGCCTCAGAACTACGAGGCGCTCTTTGGCTGGCGTTTTCCTGGACGATCTTGGCTCCGGCAAAAAGGGCCTGGTTCTCTGCCGGAGCGGCTCTTTGCCCCAGTTCCTTTAGCCTATCTAAAATTTCGTCCATACCTTCCAGGGTCATATTACCTGCCACCGGGGATCACCTCCTTGCACATCAGTTCTATTACGCGGTGCCGCTCATCCTTATCGATTACCGACAGAATTTGAAATACCCGGGAGCCATATAATACCCGCATGGAAGTAGTTATCCCGGTTCGGTAGCGGATTTTAATCCGGGTGGTGACTTCCGACTGCAAGGCCCCCGCCTGGAAATATTCTTTACCCGATATGTCCGACACTGCCGCCCAGACTGTGGCTACTGTAGTCCAGCTTTCCAGGGGGATGCCTTCTGATTTGGTGATGGTCTTGGCCTGCAAGGCAATACGCTGTCGCATCTGACCCATTAAATCGCGCTTCTTCATAATTACCACCCTTCTCGGCGGTAGGCGAATAAGAGCCTGGTCATAAACTCAATTAATGCTTTCATGTCGACTGCTTCCCGTAGTTCATAGAGATTGCCGATGGCATAGAGTAGGGCTTGTTTAACTGTTTCCGGCACCTCGGTAAATTCGGTCAGGGGAAAGCGCAGAATGTCCTGGCATAACTCCTCGGCGGCACCTATGAGATCGGTGATGAGCGTATTGTCCTCATCACCATCTACTTTTAGATACAGTTTTACTTCCTCCAAAGAAAGTACCAATACGCCCACCTCCTTTCATTACTCGGCTGCCATGAGTCCCGCGGCTTTAAGCTTAGCGAGGAGGGCATTGAAATCTCCTACCAGGCCTTCAATCGTTGATGCGACGCTGTCAGCCTGATTTCCTGCAGGCTTAAGTTCAGTACCCGCGAAGGTAAGCTTACCGCCAGAAGCGATCGCAAGTTCTCCACCAATAACAGTTCGATTGCCGCCTTGCTCGGTGTAGCTTTTTACATTACTCACAGCCTTCACCTACGCTTTCATCTGCAGTACCTTGATGGCCTCAGGGAGAATCAGTTTACCGTCCACCCGCTGGGTGGCTTTGAATCCCACCTGTCCAGTAGCCGCGTAAAGCTCGTTTAACCTCTGAAAAGACCGGCCTTGCCGGTCGGCCACCCAATAGTAGCTGAAATCGCCGAAAGCGATAGTTTTTGCCCCGGCCGCAATGGTCGGGACATAAGCCGAGGTTTTGACCGGCCGGTTCAGGATGGTATCCGGCTGGCCGGCGGTGATGGAGGGCTGCCAGAGGTACTGGCCGTTGCCGTCCTTTAATTTTCTGATGGCTTTGACCGTAGCGTCGTTCATCACGAATACGGCGTTTTTCCGGTAAGGGGACTTGAGGCTGTAGAACAGATCCATGATCTCATCTACCGTGATAGCCGTTGCCGAAGCAGCGGTTACACCCAGTTCCGCTCCGCCGGTAGCGTTGAAAATTCCGGTTGGCTTGCCGGTTCCGTCACCGATGAAGAAGGATTCCTCTTCCTTGGCACCGATTCTACGAGCAAATTCCCGGGCGATATATGACTCCAGATTAAAGACGCTGTCATTTAACAATTCCTCGGATACCTTGATCATGGTGGCCAGCTTGTAGGCTCCGATGGAAACCTGCCCGAAGGCATCGTCTGATTCCGGGATAGCGCCTTCTTCATCCACCCAGGAGGCGGTTCCTTTGGATGCTACCACCGGTATTTTGCGGTCGCCGCTGGCGGTTTGGATGATCTTGGCCATGCTGCGGAAGATGTTTTCTTCTTGCAGGGCTTCGACCAGGGTGCGCTCGAACTCGTCCGGCACCAGGTAGCCCCCTTCGGAATCCGTTCCCACCTGCAGCGCGTTTAATACTTCGTAGCCCGCCGCCTTGCTGCGCATGGCGTTCCAGAAGGCTCGTTTGTACTCGTCGCTGGCCCGGCCGGTTTTATTCTCAGGGTTTGGCTGGCCGGGCTTGCCGGTAATGGGGGTATTGACGGGCTTGTTAAGCTCCGCGTCCAATGCCTGCTGACGCTCCAGCCGGTCGATTTCTTTGCCAAGATTCACCACATCGGCTTCCATCTTTTCATAGGTGGCAACGTCCTCGGCGGAAAGGAGCCCGTCCGTGCCGCGCTTGCTGTCCAGAAAGGCTTTGGCGGCATCCCAGGCTTTGGCTCTTTTCTCACGCAGTTCTAAGATTTTGCTCATGGTTATTCCTCCCATTCTAATGTTTTAACAGGCTGAGCCGCTTTTCCAGGTAGCTGAGCGGGGTGCCGGTCGTCGGTTCAGGGTTATTAACCTGGGACAGCGGAAACTTTTTTACCAGCGCGTTGGTGACCGTCATTTTGTCAAAAAGATAAGCCGCACTGGGCGGCTCGGTTAGGTGTTCTTCGGTTGTGTATAAGACTTTGTCGGCAAAGCCCAGTTCCACTGCTTTCCAGGCATTAAACCAGCTTTCGGCATCCATCATGTGCGATATTTTGGCTCTTGATAAACCGGTTTTCTGCTCGTAGGCATTAATGATGCTTTCTTTAACCTCGGACAGCATGGAAATACCGCTTTTAAGGTCAGATATTTCCCCAAATATGACGGTGGCGGGGTTATGGATCATCATCATGGCTACCGGAGACATGTGAACCTCGTCCGCCGCCATGGCGATTACCGAAGCCGCACTGGCGGCAAGTCCTTCGATTTTGACAGTGATGTGTCCGGGATATTCTTTTAACATGGTGTAGATTTGACTGGCGGCAAATACATCTCCGCCTGGAGAGTTGAGCATCACCACCACATCCCCATCCTCAGCATAGAGCTCGTTTTTAAACTGCTTGGGGGTAATGTCATCGTCAAACCAGCTGTTTTCTGCTATATATCCATCTAAATATAGGGTTCGAGACTGCTCATTTTTGAGCCAGTTCCAAAACTTTCTGCTCACTTGCTAACCTCCTTTCCTGCCAGATTGGCATAGGCCCCGACATCTTCAAGCTTGAGCATGTTGCCGTTCATGGCGTAGATGTCGCCGTGCTCGATGGTGTTCATATTTTCCAAAGCCCGCACATCATTAGGGCTTAAGAAACCGTTTTGAATACCTATGGCGTAGCCTTGCATCCTCGATGCATAGTCGCCCCGCAATAGTCCATCCACCACAAAGCCCACAAAATAC